TTTTCTGGATTAAAAGATGTCAAAAGTGTATTAGATAATATTAAAGAATTATCCTTTGAAGAGTATTCTTGTAACTCAAAAGTAGTAGGATCAATACTTTGTATATTAACTATTTCCGTCATTAGGTAAAGATAAATTTAAAGAGGATAATTGTGTATTGGAAATTTCTAAAAGTTGTTTTTGAAGTAAGCTATTCTGTTCTCTTAATTGATCTATTTCACTAGTTAAAGATGCTATTAAAGGGTTATCTATATCTCCTCCAATATATTCTTTACTAGTTTGTATAAGATACTCATGAGAATTTATTTGGCCAAGTTTAGGTATATCAAAAAATAGTTTTTGGTATTGACTAAAAAATTGATTAATTTGAGTATTGATAGAAGGAGTAGTAGCAGCTATGGCCTCTACACTAGGAGCAAAAGCTAATTGAGTAAATTGGGTATTGATTACTCTACTATATTGATTTCTGTCATATATAGTTTTAGTTAAATTTATTATTTCTTTTGCCATTACCCATTAACAACTTTAAAGCTATAATTATCATCAAATACTATTGTTGATCCTTGAATTGTAGTTTGAATTAAAACAGTATAATACCTTTCAGGTTCTAATCCGTTCATATATAATTTAAAATAACTTCCTGATGCATCACAACTTAATTTAGTATATGTTGTGTCGAAATCTATAACCATTTCGTTAGTATCCAAGTCTTTTATAGCATAATATGATTCTGCTGGTAAAGCGTAGTTAGTTATATAAATAGAAGATGTTTGCCATACCTTTGGGGGATATGTTGGTCTTGCATTTACACGAAAAATATTAACACTTTGATCATAAAACACCCCAGGATTTTGGGCTAATAAAATAGTAGCAGGATTAGTAATTAACACTGTTAAACTACCTGTATTATATACTGAATCATCCCATTTAAATTCTAAGCAGGGAGGATATATAGTATAAGTATCTCTAGAGAAATATTTTAAAGTTACTTGTTCATTAATGCTGTTTACAAATTCTTGAGATTCTGTTTGCCTAACTATAAACCCATAATTATTCCAACTTCCACTATTCCATTTTTCTACTATAGATTTAACATTAAAGCTTAAATCTAAGTCTGAATAGTATGAAAATATATTTGTAGCTTGAGAACCAGTCCACCATACCCCACCTCCTGAAGAACTAGGATTAGTAGATAAATTATATGAACCTGTTTGTCCTGTTGAAAAATCAGCAGTAGCCCAAGCATTGCTTCCTGAGTAGAATCTCCAAATCCACGATACACCATTTTGAGTTTCAGGATTATTTAAATAACGCCCTGTACCCATATTCCATATTTGAGCAACAGCATTAGCTGCTACTGCTGTAGTACCAGATAATCCACCATCATTAGCTACAAAAAGCTTAAGATTAGCTGCCCAACTTGCTGTTCCTATTAAAGAAGCACTTACATATGTAATTTCATCAGAATCAAATTGGACTAAAAAACGAGAAGCTTGAGGATATTCTCCATTTGTTTCTGTAACTCCTATTTTAAAATTAGTAGATGCTTCTAGGATTTCGTCTATTCCTGTATTCATGGCAGGATAAGCCGAATATAATGTGGCGTCTTGAGAAGGGAATATTTTATATACTGCCATTTTGTATTATTATAAAGATACTACTCTGCCTTGAATATCTGTATTTGGGTATTTTACTTCAAATATCATAGGGTCAAGTGAAGGATAAATTATGTTACTGGTTGTTGCTGATAATATATCATAAGCATATTGACTGTATCCTAAACTTGTGCCTACTTTATTTGTTATTGTTATGTTTTTAACTGTTTGTACTCCTTCAATTCTATCTAATAAGATATAAATATCTCTAAGGATTATAGGTTGATTGATTTGCCACTTATCTATTGCAAAATAATTTTGTAAAGCAGTTATACATTTAGATAATATTTCGTTTGAGTTATAGTTAGGTAATACTATAATGTCAAAATTTACTTCAATATTAATAATAAAGGCATCTTTAACTCTAATAGAATCTCCAATTATTCTGTGTTGAGATAAATAAGTAGTTAAATTTTGCTTTAAAGTAGTAGTGGTAGTAGTTAAATTTTTATTTATATTATAAGTTAAAATACATAAATCTAATGTAGTAGGCATTTCACCTAATCCTATATTTTGTAACTTAGTAGGTTTAATAAAAGCTTTAGCTATATTACCATATTTAGAGGGCATAGATAAAGCTCTAACTAAATAATCATTAGCTGTTATATTTCTTAATTGGGTAGAAAAATTAGCTATAGCATTTTGTCTAATATCTTCAATAGTATCCCCATCATTTCCCCCATCAGCTGCTTCAGGGTTATTAATTTCTAATGAAGCAAATATGTTATTAGCTGTTGATGTAACTAAATTTGCAACTTTAAATACTGGATTACCTGAAAAATTACTAATAGAATTAGCAAAAACATTTGCTGTTACCCCACCTCCTGTTAAGTATCTAACTGTTAAAGTTGTATTTGAAGGGGCTATACCATATGTTTTAGTAAACATAAAATTTGTAGGATCATAAGCTGTATTAAGCTTATTTCTTTCAAATACTAATCCTAATCCTATATTATCAGAATTTGGGATAATTTCTTCATCATTATCATTAATATTCCCTGCTCCAAATTGTAGTTGCAATGTAGTTTCATTTAAAACCCTTGTAACAAATCTTCTTTGAACTTTTTTAAGTTTTAATATATATGGAACATCACCTGAATTATTAGAATTATTAGGGTCATTTGGATTAGTATTACGAATCGAATCGTATACATTTTCTTGGGCTAAATAATCTACTTCATACCATACATTACCATTACTATCAGTTATATCTAATATACCAATAATTCTATCAGCATTAATTTCTACTGTAGCAAATTCTGTAGGAGAACCAAAAGAAAAAGTAGTAGTATTAATAGTAGATGATATAGCTTTTCTAGACTTTTTTAGTAAAAATAAAGTAGGAGAATTTCCTGTAATTTGATATACTGATACTTCTGTAGGATCTGAAGAACTAGATACACAAAAATCTATGTCATCTTGAACTAAAAAACTTATAGGTGAAACTAAATTAGTAGAAACTATTGAGTTTTGTGGTATATATAAGGCATAATCATAGTCTGGGACTTGTTCTCCCCCTAAGGTTTTAGCAGGAACTTGTTGGTAAAAATCAATTGTAACAGTAGCTACACCGGTTACATTTGGTTTATACCCAAACATGTAAGCTAATTGATATAAATTGTTAGATTGTTTTGCAAATTGTAAATAATTTTCTTGAACTTGATTATCAATATAAAATGATAAAATATCACCTACATATGAAGCCATTTCTATAAACATCATCCCAGGGGAAGATGGAGAAAAATCGTTATATGTTGTAGGAAAATAAGTACGAGCATAATTAATTAAATTAGCTTTTAATTCATTAAAATCCTTATTTATATAAGTTATGTTTTTACTAGTAGCCATTATGTAAATTCAAGTTGAATAGTATCTACTACACTAGTATTTATAACATTATATGTTAGATTAACTAATATAGAATTATAGTCATTATTAGGTAAAATTTGTAAATCTTGAACTAATACAGTAGGAAAAAATGATTTTATTTGAGACTCAATATTTTCTTTTAAAAAACTTATATTTCCACTTGTTATTTGCTCAAATATAAAAGCTCTTAATCCTGATCCAAAAGTAGGATTTAAATATCTTTCAGAAGGATTAGTAAGAAAAAAATTAATTAAATTATTTTTTGTTGCATCTTTACTAACATAGGTTGAATTAAATACACCAGGGGCATTAAATAATATAGATACACCTAGTGCTGTACTAGGTTTAAAATCTATAGGATTTATTATACGTGCCCCAAATGCCATTATTTACCTCCTTTCATTAGTCCCATTATCATATCTAATCCTACATTTCCTGAAGGTAAAGCAGAACCTTCACCTATAGTATCCATGCCTGGCCTTACTTGTAAAGTATTAGCCATAATAGAGGCATCATTAGAATTAAAAGATAAAGTATCTTGTCCTGGTGTAAAATCCCCCATTATAGCTTGCATTATAGCACGTTTGTCTATTTTAGGAGCAGAAGAAATAGTAGGAGTTTGAATTTGTTCTGTAATCACAGCTGCTTTAGGAGAACGAACTGCTTCGAGAAGAATATCCTTAAGTTCTTCTTGGATAGCTTCTCTTACAGCTTCTTTAATAATTTTTTTAAAGTCTTGGGTTTTCATAATTATAAATATTAAAAATTTTATTTTTTAAATTAAAAATATTAAGATATTAAATCTTTTGTTTCTTTTAATCTAATATCAACCTTATTATATATTAAATTTAACTCACTATTTAAAAATCTATCAACTAAAAATTTAGTTTCATCTACTAGTATTTGAGTAGTAGCACTAAATGAATAATCTCCCTCAATTCTAGCCCCATCAGTTTCTCTAGTTGCTACAATTCTTCGTCTAGGAATTGAAAGTTTATTTTCTTTATTGTTTTCTAAAATAAAGATAAAATCTTTATATTTAAATGGAGGATTTGCACCTGGTTTTAAAC